TATTGTTGTTATTAACCTATTATCGTAGTCTTCAAATCTAGGGTCTATGATTGTTACAGGGCAATTAAATATATTCTTATCATCTAAGCCTAGTTTATCTGCATAACTATCATATATTTTAAAGGATGCAACTTGCAAAGCGTGACTAATTAATCCTGTCGCAGGGTCTTTTAAAACCTGATAACCACTAACATGAGTATGTCCGCAAGTAAGAATATGGTCTTTCCAACCAGTTTGAGCGGCACGAGCAACGCCGTGAGCAGTATTCCATATGCTATTACCCTTAAAAGTGTGTCTTGCATTTATTCTAATCTCCTTACCATTTGGAAAACGAAGATTCATTCTAGCACCGAATCTCTCATATAAACCTTTGTGGTCACGCATCATAAATTCTAATGGGTCACCATCTCCACTCCATACATCGTGATTACCTGCAACTAGATATAACCATTGCACTCTACTTACAAAATATTCAGTAAGTTTCCAAGACTCTCTAGCCGATGTAGATTGTTGTCCATATAACGCTTGTAATCTACCTATCCAATTATTTTGTATATCACCAAGATTACCACAAAACATACCATCAGTATCATTCAAGACATCTACATAATGTAGTATTTGAGCCAAATCTGTACCATCATCATCAACATGAGGGTCACCAAAATGAGCAATCCCTATTGGACCAGATTGTTTTATATCAATATTAGTAAGCATCCTATTGTCTTTCGACTTGGCTTTTTGCTTATATTGTTTTTGCCTGAACTCTATTAATTCATCTATTGGTATAGACTCAGGGTCACGCTCTTCTACTACAAAAGGGGATGCTTCTATTATATCAGGTTTAAGGGTCTTCCTATAACAAGAATAGCAATACCACATCTGCTTTTTGCTTTCCTTGTAATAATTCCAACCATCTTTTCTTAAACTTCTCCCTCCACAATGAGGACAGGCGATTAACGCTCCGTCATCAGTTTTAGTAAAATCATCTACTGCCATTACTTTACCTCGGTTTTTTCTGCTAAAACGGGTCTAGACGCTCCTTCTAATTGCTCTTGTGAGAATCCTTGAAAGAGTCCGACTACTCCAGTCTCAACTTTTTTAGTTTGACCAAGCGTACCAACCGCCTTGCCTAGTTCTTTTATGGCTTGTAATTGTATATTATCATCACCTGCGTTTTCAGCCAAGCATTTTAAAGACCTTAATATATATCTATGGTCTATGCCTAATTCTTTTGCGACCTCTAAGGCACTCGCTTCTATTTCGCTCATAATTCTCCTTTGTTTTAATAGTATAGCGGCTTTCTTTGTTGCTTTGCCTTCGTCTTCTTCTTTAAAAGATTTCATATAAGACTCTACGGCTGATTGCCCAGTCACTATATGAGTGGCAAACTCTTTTTCTTTCTTAGTCGCCTTTTCCCTTTTATATACTCTACTATTGGTGTTCTTAATTGTTTTTGAGAATGTGTACCTATTAGGATGTTGCTCAAAGTCTGTATCCATAAAGGTCTTATCTTTAATTAAAAAAGTGCCTACTACCGTTCTACACCACCCTTTTGATAATTTATAATTAGGTCTATCATTAGGATGCGTAATATTATTAGACACTTTCAATAACTGGATTATACCACCATCATCTGCTATTACCCAATCTTTTTCTTTTGCCTCTCTCCAGTTCTTAACAGGAGTCTTGGCTTGTTTCCCAAAATGAGAATGATACTCTTTTAGGTCTGTAAATACTAGGTGATTAACACCTTTAATTGCTCGTTTTTTCACGCTTTTTTGGTGGGTCGTCTAAACCTGCCTGAATTGAAATTGCATCAATTAGGTCGCTAACGGGTTTAGGAATATGATAAACAATACCATCTATCTCAATAGGATATAATTCTCTAGAAGCATTAGCCAAAACTTTTTCCATAACTTCGAGTGGCTGAAGTGCTAACTTTTCAATTACTTCGTCATTTTTTCGATTTGCCACTAGACTTCTTTGATTTAGCCTTTTGCTGACGCTTCCAATCTGCTAGAATCGCCTTTTCTAATTCACGCTCTTCTCGTTCTAGCCTTTCAGCCAATTCGATTTCACGCTTCCTTGCTTCCTCTTGTTGTCTAGCAACACCTGTCCTAGCCTCTCCTCGGTCTAGGTCTTTACTTGTCATATAGTCGCCCATATTATTTCCTTTTGTTTTTAAACCAGATGTTAAACTTTGTCTTATTTACTTCCCACTCGCCTCTCTGCCACAACTTACTATTGTAGAACACCAAGACAAGTACTAGTAGTAACATTAATTCTATCATTTTTTACACCTTATATATATTTATTAATCCCACCCACTCACCCTCGAAACTAACACAGATGTCAATATACCTGCAAGTATTAAAATGCCCATGTTATAATGAGAAAAAATTAAGCAAAATGATATGCACATATATTCATCCCAAGTACCCCCAAAGACGGATTATCGTAATTCGGTTTTTAGTTAGAATCCATTAATTAAACTTAGGAGGATAGTATGAACTATTCAATTCAAGAAGTTGCCATGAACATTAACGGTCGTATTAGTGTGCTAAAGATTAAAGTCGCAGATGAGACTAAAACTCTAGCCACTGGTACCGAAGTGAAAGCCATTTGTTTTGTAAAGAACAACGGCGATTTGGGTGCAATCCAGTTTTGGACACCTGAACACATCGATGCGATGGTAGCAGAAGCCACTGAGTTGGCGGGCGAGATGGACAGCCTGAAGAAGACCTTTGCTCAAGCGAGTGAGGGGTAAGTCCATTAGCGATTTGATTTGGGGGAGAGATTACCTTTCCCCCATTGATTTTTCTATTTGTGCCAACAAGTTGGCTCAGTATTTTTTTATTTTCACACAGTATAGAACGAATAAGGAGGAGTATATTCGTGATAACTAGAAGAAGTACAGACCTAAGCAAGTCGTTAAAAGGCTTACATAAACATAAACAATCACCATACTATAATAAGAGGAGAATATTATGAACATGGGCAATAACATACAATCAGTAGAACAAGACAATGCAGTTTCATCAAAGTCTCATACATTAACACAAATAGATAGTGTACTTGAGAAGTTTCGTTACCTTCGTAATGAGATAGATACAATAACATTAGAGTCTTGTGAGTATAATTTTAACACACCTAAACAGACATATAACATACTTATGCGAATAGTCGAAAGGATGGATATGTGCTATGAAGACTGATAAAGCAATGATAAGGGATGCAGTTATTATATTGGGTTCAGCAATAGCGTGTGTATTCGTCTTTTGGGTTTTATTTAGTATAGTAATACTATTAGACCCAAGTAATCAATATTATCATCCATAAGGCAGGTCAAGATTGGAGCATCATTAGGTGCGAGGCTACTCTTTGAAGTAGTTAATCTTATGCCTTTATTTCACAAGGGGGGAGTTTTGTTTTATATTATTCCTTTTATATATTGATTGTTTCTCCCCCCATATATTTAAGAATCAAGGTTGATTCAATAAGAATTGTCTTAGAAAGACATTAAACTATCTCGGCTGCTTATAGTCGTTAGATAAACCTAGTAATAGGGATAAAGTGATACTGGTTGTTTAGACTGACCAGTTGCGACATACAATAGCATTAGCGTTGTGTGTTTGAGTAAGCAAGAGTATATCATACATATGTACTTCGTTAAGTCCTTTTGGCAGGCGAAGATGTGTATATCGGTTTGGAAGAGTCGATTGAGTAGGTAACTACAATAGGGAAATACTTAGATAATGAGTGAAGTTCGTCAGCAAATCTTGTTATCAGAATATAGCGTTATACCTACTAGTGATAGAGGTATTTGACGACTATTGGTGATGTAAACTATCCTTTGACGAGGCTAGAACATATTGTTATCGTGTTGTATAGTGTACCGAAAGGTATAAAGCAACAATATCGAGCCGATAACAAACCTTCCATACTCTAAATTAACTAAACTAAACTAAAGTTAACATAAAAACGAAAAGAGTCTTGATACGATTGGGTCATAGGTCACTCTACCTTGTAACAATAGGTGCTATACTGCTCTCAAGGCGTATAGTTTGTGATGAAAGGTCAGGTGTGGTTAATTACCACTTTGAAAGGGATTAGCGTCTCGAAACTGTACTTA